AAGTTGTTTATCAAGCAAAGAGAAACGAGGAAAAGGCATCGGCAACGGATGGACGGTTGATGTTATCGCATACATTTTTTCGTTTATACCGGATAAAGTTGGCGATAAAAAGGACGAAAAAAAGCATCGATTTTTACAAAAAGTATTCGGGCGTGAAAAATGCCTGCAAAGCAAGTAAATATAAGGGTTCAAAGGGTGTTTGATGAATGCAATATAATATTATGCATTCGTTGCATCCGGAAAGGGGCGAAATGACCGAAATTTTATTAACACTTGATCCGAAATATTGGGAACTTATTAAAAGCGGACAAAAGACAATCGAGATCCAAAAGAGAACGCCGAAAATCGTTCATATGCCGTTTCGCGTTATCGTATATTTGACCGGATCCGGGAACGTTGTCGGAAAATTCGATTGTTGCGAACTTGTAACGACAATACGCCCGCAATATTTGGTTGAAGGAAGTTGCATGACGGAACAAGAAATCATTCGTTATTCAAGAGGGCGCGCGCTTTGCGGATGGAGAGTCAAAGCGGGAAGCGTTGTCGAATACGAAATTCCGCTTCCGCTTGAATTTGCAACCGGTTTAAAATGTCCGCCGGGTTCGTGGTGTTATCTACACAAGGAAAATGAAAATGAATAAAACCGATTTAAAAGAACGATTGCCGGATTTTATTATCGAGCAATCGGAAGACGAAAAATCAAGAAACACAATCAAAAAATATTCGCACAACATCGAAGTTTTTATCGAGTGGATCCCGGACGATGCGCAAATCGATAAATCACTTGTGATCGATTTCAAACGGCATCTTCTCGAAGAACTTCAATTTCGCACGAATACAATCAACAATTATATTATTTCAATCAATAAATTTTTGTATTGGTGCGGAATAAAGGATTGCAAAGTGAAGCAGATGCAGAAGCAGCACGCGGCATCCAATAGCGAAATTTTGTCATTGTCCGATTATAAAAGATTGTTGCGCTTTGCGAAGCGATTAAATCAAGAAGACACATACTTGATTATGAAAATTCTTGCAATGACCGGGATTCGCATCGAAGAATTATCGTTTTTTACGGTTGAAAACGTGAAAACGAATTATATTCCGGTTAGAAACAAGGGGAAGGAACGTTCAATCATTCTTCGACAGGATCTTGCAAGGGAGATCCGGCAATATTGCCGCAATAACAATATAAAATCGGGAATTATATTCTTTTGCCGCAATAAAGGCCGCATGATGGCAAAATCGACGATATGGCGGCGGATGCAGAAGATCGCAGGCGTTGCAAAGGTTCGCAAAAACAAAGTTCACGCGCATAGTTTCCGGCATTTGTTTTCGAAAATGTTTTTGGAAGAATACAACGGCAGCATCGCGGAATTAGCGGATATATTAGGCCATAACTCGATCGAAACAACGCGCATATACGCAAAGACAACAGACGAAGAAAAACGGCGCAAATTGGAAAGGATCAAATTCTAATGATTGATTTTTCAAAAAGTAAATATACTTGCGACGGACAAATGACATTTGAAGAATGTTTGAAGGAAATAGACAAGTACAAATGGGAAACAGGGCAATATATAAACTTGCCAGAAACGGAGGAAGGCGAGAATGAACATCATCGATTACATTCCGAAAGGATTTGAAAATGCAATTTCCCGGAAGAATCTTTGCATTACTACCGGTTTAAACGATCGTATCATTCGCAAACTCATTGAAGAAGCGAGAAGACACACAATCATAATTTCAAATACGGATGGATCCGGATATTGGATCTTTCCAGACAATCCGACAGAGTATGAAACAATGATGCTTCGAAAATATGTGAAGCAACAGGAAAGCCGGGCAAAAAGTATTTTTTACGCACTATATCCGGCACGACAACGAATGAAAGGCGGCGCGAGCAATGGGAATTAAACGAATCGTTGATACTTCCTTTTGGACGGATCCAGGAACGGAAGATTTCACGCCGGAAGATAAATATTTCATGGTGTATATTTTAACGAATCCATTTACAACGCAACTCGGCATTTATGGGTTAAGTATTAAGAACGCCGCGTTTCATTTAGGTTATTCGAATGAATCCGTACAAAATTTAATTGATCGGTTCGAAAATAAGTACGGAATAATTATCTATTCAAAAGAAACAAAAGAAATTGCAATAAAGAATTTCTTGCGGCATTCCATCGTTAAAGGCGGCGCGCCGGTTCGGGATTGTTTGATTGCAGAAATGAAGAAAGTAAAAAACAAAGATTTGATTGCAAGAGTTTTTTCGCATATCAAGGGCGATGAAAGTTTGAACGAAACCGTTAAAAGTATTATTGCAGAATACGAAGAAAAAAACGGCGTTCTTCATTACTGTAATGAGAAACAAAATGAAAAAGGAAATGAAAAAGATAATGAGAATGAGAATGATAATGAAGTATCGTACCCCGATTCGCACAACGAATCGTTGAACGATACGTTCAAAATCATCATATCACATTTAAACACAAAAGCCGGAACAAATTATCAAGCATCATCCAAAAAGACGCAATCAAGCATTCGCGCAAGAATAACGGACGGATTCACAATTGATGATTTTATAACGGTTATCGATAAAAAGTGCGAAGAATGGATCGGAACGGAATATGAAAAATATCTTCGCCCGGAAACATTATTCGGAACAAAGTTCGAAGGATATTTGAACGCAAGAATTATCCGGAATCAATCAAAAGCCGCACACATACAAAATCGCGTTAGCGCGATCGATAATTGGTAAAGGGAAGGGAAGGAAATGGAACGAGAACAATTCAAAATACTATGCAAAGGGATGAAAGCCGTATATACACAAGAAACATTTCTTCCCGATGCCGATGCATTTAATATATGGTTTGCACTTTTGGGCGATTTGGAATATGCCGTTTTGAATGCAGCAATTCAAAAATATATGCTAACAAAAAAATTCCCGCCTACAATTGCCGATTTGCGAGAATTAGCAACAACTATTTCCGCCGGAGAGATCCCGGATTGGGGCGAAGGTTGGGAAAAGGTTTTACAGGCAATACGATTTTATGGATATATGAGAGAATCGGAAGCATTGCAATCAATGGATGAATTGACGCGAACATGCGTCAAGCGTTTAGGATGGCGCAATTTATGCATGAGCGAAAACAACAATCAAGATCGCGCAAACTTCCGAATGATATACGAGCAATTATCGGAACGCCAGAAGAAGGAAGCAGCGATGCCGATTTCACTCAATAATACAATTAAACAATTAAATCAAAGCGCCGTCAAACAGTTAGAAGACAAAACATCATAGAAGGGGGATTCTGATAATGGCAAACGTTAGATCGATAAATAAAGATAAATACAACATAAGCAATTACAGATTCCGCGAATTATATTATTTTTGTCTTCAATATAGCGAATGGAAAGCAGCATTGAAAGAACTTCGCAATCCGCTAAAGGGAACGCAGATTTCCGCCGTTCCCGCTTCCGGCGATCCGGGCAATCCTACAATGAAAAACGCTTTGAAGTGCGCGGAATTGATGTATAAATGCGAATTGATCGAAACGGCCGCGAAGATGGCCGATCCGGAATTGTACGAATATATTATTTATGCCGTAACGAATGAGGATATATCATTCAACATTTTAAAGATACAAAAAAACATCCCATGCGAACGCGATCGATATTATGATCGCCGCCGAAAGTTTTATTTTGTATTAGACAAGTTATTGCGCAAGAAAGGCGCGGAAGAATTGGAGGGAATATGAAACAACGAATATATATAAGCGGATCTATTTCACAGGATCCGAACTATAAAGAACATTTTGCACAGGCACAAAAGCAACTTCAAGAATCGGGATTCGCCGTTGTAAATCCGGCGGCAATGGATGAAGTATTGACCGATGCCGAATACGAAGAATTTATGTTTGCGGATTTGCATTTGTTGGTATTATGCGATGCGATCTATATGTTGCGCGGATGGGAACAATCACTCGGAGCAAATCGCGAAATCGGCTTCGCGCTCGGATGCGGAATGAAAATTCTATATGAACCGGAGGAAGCATGAGAAATTTTCAAGAATTACAAAAACAAACGATTCATTATAATTCGCCCGGCGCGCTTGAAGAAATGTCAAAACCGAAGAACGTAAGAGCGAACGCGAAGAAGGCATTCAAGCGCAATCCATACGCCGGCACAATAGCAGAAATCGAAACAGGAGGGAAAGAACATGAACGCATTAATCGAGAAGACACAAAACAGAATTAACGAAGAAATCGAACGCCGACATCAAGAAGAATTCAAAGATGTAGCGCGCGCAATGGAAGATACGGAAAAGTATATTGTACTGAAAACCATTCCAACAGAAGTTCTCATTTGTGAAATTTCAAAAAGAATGCAACTACTTGAAAGCCGCGACAAAGCAATCAAAGAATTATTCCGGGTTCCGGAAGAATAGTTCGTTGAAGAAAACTTTAGATGACTAAATAGAATAAATGGAAAGGAGAAAATGAGGTTTTGGTCGACCAATTAAAATTGCAATTTTACTCTGAGTACAGAAGTGAGAGTATTAAGTTTATTTGATGGAATTAGTTGTGGGATGGTTGCTTTAGAAAGGGCAGGCATCCATGTGGAAAGATATGTTGCTTATGAAATTGATAAATATGCTATTAAAGTTAGTAAAAAAAATTATCCAAACATTGAACATAAAGGCAATGTATTTGATGCGGTTTATGGGAAAGATGAATTTGACATTCTGATAGGAGGAAGTCCTTGTACATATTGGAGCATTGCAAAAAGTGATGGAAAAAGAGAAACAACAGCAAGCGGATTTGGGTGGGAACTTTTTTCACAATATGCAAGAGCATTAAAGGAAACAAATGCAAAATATTTCTTATATGAAAACAATGCATCAATGAGCAATGAAATAAAAGATTGCATCACAAAAGTGTTAAACGTAGAGCCAATTCTTATTAACAGCAGTTTAGTTTCTGCTCAAAACAGGAAAAGATTATATTGGACAAACATTCCTAATGTAACACAGCCAAAAGACTTAGAAATAAAATTAAAAGATATATTAGAAAGTGGATATGGTGTCACAGTTACTAAACAAGGGAAAAAATATTCTGATGAAATAGAAAAGGCAGGCACACTATTGGCAAGGGATTACAAGGGATTTGGTAATCAAGGAATGGTAGGAAAAATTGTTGATGGAGAATTGAAAAGATTATCACCGTTAGAGTATGAACGGTTGCAGACATTGCCTGATAATTACACAGATTGCGTTTCAAACACACAAAGATACAAAGCAATAGGTAACGGATGGACAGTAGATGTAATAGTGCATATTTTCAAAGGGTTATTAACCGATGGTACTGAATTTTAGAAACTCAAATAGAAAGTGAAATTTAGTCTAAAAAATTTGAGTTTCTTAGACTAAGTGAAATTTTAGCCCAAAACTTAGGCTAATCTTGGACTAACTAAACCGTAGTTTATTAAAGAATAGGAGAATAAAGCAATGAGCGAAATAACAGTTGTTACAAATTTACAGATCACAAAGATTTATAAAGACACAAAGGAAGATTTCGTATTCGACAAAACGGCGTTCGCAGCCGGACAGAAGGACATAGCAAAAGATGCGTTGGATGCCGACGATGTTATTGTTCTTAGCGTACAAGAATTTGTTATTGATGAAGAATCACAAACAGAAGTTTAAATATTTTTATATATTATTAAAATACCACACGCAGAGGACAAAAAAACATGTTATTGTATTAGCGTGTAGAACTCGCAAAAATAAATCCTTCTTAGCAAAGAGCCGTTATCAAATTGATAGCGGCTTTTTGTATGGAACAATAGGAGGTTATAAGATGGCGAAGGAATGGGCGAAACCATTCTATAATAGCAAAGCATGGAAGGCATGCCGGAAAGCATACATCCAGAAGCGAACATTAATCGACGGCGGCATGTGTGAAACATGTCACGAAGAACCGATTCAAATAGTACATCACACAATTATATTAACGCCGCAAAACATAAAGGATCCGGATATATCATTGAATCATTGTTTATTGAAGGGCGATTGCAAACATTGTCACGACCGGGAGGAAGGACACTTTATTGACTCGCTAAACATTCCAAAATTAAACTGTTCTTTTGATGAAAACGGAAATCCGGTTGATTTGCGGAAGGTTTAAAAAAATAAATATCCCCCCTATTTGCTTTTATTTATTAAAGGCTTGGAGAC